GCTTTATTATTACTTATTCAAACAATATTTTCATATATTATGCCAATATACAACCCAAAAACACAAGTTCATTTACATTTAGAAAAATTTAACAATGAATTAAATTTATATCATATTGGAATTAGTTTTAAAAATGAAGATACTATTTTAAGATATGATTACAGACCCTTTTGCGACCCAACAAAATGCGAATATAAAACAATTAATAGTATTGGTGTTTCTAGTACTAGCACAACTAGCGTTATAAATAAAGAACTGCGATTTATTGACAAACTATATAGATTTTATATTCCAGAAACTTTGGCAAATAAAACTATATATTGGGGTGAAACTAGCAAAACATTGGACGAAGTTGTTGAATTTGAAAAAACTCTACAAAAAAAATATATATTGGGTATTAATGATTGTCGTCATTATGTTAATCGTTTTTCACGTTGGGCACTAAATAAACGCACTCCTATATGGAAATTAGATAAATTATGGAACGTAAGCACAACGTCTTTTTAATTAGTTATTATTTTTCAAAATAAGTAGACAATGTTGTTCGAATTAGTCGCTTTGGTGGAGGTTCGCCATTTATATATGCGTTTATATACCTATTAAAAGTAATAAAATTTAAAAGCATAAGAATAAACACAACTACTATAAATAATATATTAAAATTTTTGTTTTTAACAAACCCCATATATAGTATAAAATTATAATTATTATTATATAATTATAATTATAATTATAATTATATAATGTAATCTACTTTTTACTTATTCCTAAAAAACTCCTTCCAATTTTGCTTGTAACAAACATTCCAAGTCCAGAAGCTATTTGAAAATAAAATATATCAGTTTTCTTGGTACAGCAAAGTAAATAACCAGATAAAATAACAAAGACTAAGAAAAACATCCAAAACAAGCGAGTATAAAAATCCATAGTTTATATAGTATAATATAAAATGTTTGTTTATAATAAATGCGGAAAACTAAAAAAAATAGAAATAAAAATAGAAAACGCAAGACTTTAGCTAAAATAAGACGTAAATTATATTCAAAAAGAAAAGGACGAGGAATTGGTGCTTCAAGAATTAGTATTCGCCGGACTCCAGTGTCAGCAAGAGCAGTGAGTGTGGAGACGGCGTTGGCAGAAGCGATGAGGGCGGAGGATATGGCGTGGGATGCGCTGTGGGATGCTAAGGAGACGGCAGCGGTGGATGCGGCATGGGATGCGATGAAGATGGCATGGGATGCGATGAGAGATGCGAAGGAGGCGACGGCGGAAGAGGAGGAGGTGAGGGCGGAGGCAGAGAGGGTGGTGGCGTTAAAGAGGGCGAGGGTGGCGCTGAGCGAGGCGGCGGACTTGTTGGAGGCGGTGACGGAGAGGGCGGAGGTGGCGACGGCGAGGGTGGTGGAGGCGGTGGCGAGGGCGAGGGCGGAGAGGGTGTTGCCGATGGAGGCGAGAGCGGCGGCGATGTGGAAGATGGTGGCGGCCCAGAAGGCGGTGGAGGAGTGGGAGGGGGCGAGGGAGACAGCAGAAAAAGCGGTAGCGGAGTTGAAGTCAGCAGAAAAAGCGGTACCGCAGTGGTAGAACCTTTCCAAGATAACTTATCTATAATATAAACAAATATTTAGAATTTTTTATTTAAATATTTGTTTATGTATAATGGAACGCGATTTTGCTTAAAACTTTTTAGAATAAATATTCATATAACCTAATATATAATTAACAAACATAATACTTTTATATTTAGTGATTTTTTATTTTTATTTTTATATTGTTTTAATATATAAACAAATGTCAAAACCAGAATCAGAATCAAAATCAGAATGGCGCGCGCCATGTTATAAAGGTAGACGAAACGCATGTAGGAGAAAACAAGCAGCAGCAGAGGCAGAGCGTCTTTCGCGTTCGAGCTCGAGTTCAGATGATGACACACCTAAGCGTGAAAAAAGCAAAGAAACCATTCGCCATACAGTAAATCCGTATAGTGATGTCAGCACTACTGGTCAGTCATGGAGTGAAAGAATATTTGGCAAAGGATTAATGCGTAGAGCAACAAGAAATAAAGGTTCAAAAAAGAGACGTGGTCGCGGCAAAAAAACTGCCAGACGTAGTCGTAGACATTAAATTATAATCGAAATTTTATTTAAAAATTGATTTATTATTATACTAACTCATAGTAAGTATAATAATATGGAGTTATCAAAATTAACTAAGACAGAACTTCTAATAAAATGCGAAGAACTTGGAATTAAAAAATGTAAATCTAAAAGTAAAGATGATTTAGTTAAATTAATTGAAAGTTTGTCTAATGAAAATAGTGAAGCATCAGTTAGTAATAATGTTGTTACTACAATTATAAATAACACTAGCATAACTATTGAAAATATGTGCGGACTCGAATACTTGAAAACAGTAGACCCTAATTCTATTGATTTAATATTAACAGACCCACCATATATTATATCTAAAACAAGTGGATTAGATAAACATTATAATAATGTTAAATATAATGAAGAAAACAATATTAATGAAGTTAAGTCAGAAGAACAATGGCTCAATTATAAACAGCAAAACGCTATAGAAGATGATTCGCAAAAAGACAATTATATAAAATATGGTTCGCTATATGGAAAAAAATATTGTGTTAAAACCGATTATGGAAATTGGGATAGTGATTTTACTTTGACTATTTTAGAAAAATTCATTGAACATTATTATAAAGTATTAAAAAAAGGAGGCACATTAATAATGTTCTTTGACTTATGGAAAATTACAAACCTTAAAGAGTTACTAGAAAAATATAACTTCAAACAAATTAGATTTATTGAATGGATTAAAACTAATCCTCAACCAAGAAATAGTAAAGTAAATTATTTAACAAATAGTAGAGAAATAGCGCTATTAGGTGTTAAAGATGGTTGTCCAACATTTAATAGTGCGTATGACAACGGAATATATTATTATCCATTACAAGGCGGAAAAAATAGGTTTCATCCTACACAAAAAAGTTTGGCACTATTTGAAGAACTCATAAAAAAACATTCAAAAGAAGGCGATACAGTATTAGATACATTTTTGGGGTCAGGAACTACAGCCCTTGCGTGTAAAAACACTAAACGCAATTTTAAAGGATGTGAACTTAATAAAGCATATTATGATAAAATAGTACCACTTTTATAATTATAATTTACTTACAACTTACAACTTACAACTTACAAATTGTTAATATTAAAATGCGCTCGAAACAACGTAAGCAATTTTTCAAAACACCAGCGAAATTTAATACAATCACGTTTATTATGAACTTGAAATTCACCAATAGTTATCCCATCTATGCTAATAGAAGAACTTTCATTCCATAATTTATTTTTTACATTATGACTAAATTTAATAGCATAATTTGACCAATTTATATGCTCTTTTAATACTATAAACGCCAATAAATTTTTATGTTTATTGTAATAAAGTATGGGACAATCAAATGTATGCGCACTATAGACTTGTAATAAATTAGCAATATTATTTATAATATAAAATTTTATTTGCTCTAAACTAGTAGTTGGATCAATTTCAAAAAATTCACAAAACTTCTTGCGCGAGGGTTGCCCTATAACTTGTGGACAGACTTTACCATCTTTTTTGGTTGTTTTAGCACTTAGATGGATGTTTTTGTTATCTATACATTCAAAATCATATTTATTTCCGCGACTAGCACAATGTTTAATAGCATAAGGAAACACATTTTTTAGATTAATAAGTTTATTTTTGAGAGAATGTGCCTCGTCTAAACTATATTTGTAATTTCCATCATAAGATATGTCATAGCATAAGCATATTGCCATTTCAAATATTTTACCTAAATCTTCAGTAAGCACTTTTTTTGTTGTTGTCATAATTGATTATTATAGTTATTATAATAATAAGTATAATAATATTAAACCCCAAATTCAATTTTAATTATACATTAATCATTAAATAGTGAACTCGTTTTTATATGCGCCTCATTATAATATTTTTTCCTATATTCTCTCATAGTTTCATCTTTAATACGTGTTGTTTTAAAATAATTATACGTTTTATTTTCTTGTAATAATTCTATTATAAAATATAACGCATACATTCCACATTGTCCATCTCCATATTGATGTGTGAAACCTTCGTTGTTATCGGCTACTAATTTAATATTTAGATTATGTGCCTGATTTACTATTCTCTCAATTAAAACTTTGATTTGTTTTGGTGTTTTAGTTCCATTGCTATCAAAATAAAAAATAAATTTTTTAGTTAAATCCAAAAATAATGCTATCCAATGTTGTCCTGGTTTATTATGGGGGTCAGTATTAAATATGACGCCTATTTTAGTAATTTTATTTTTTATATGTTCCTCTAAATTAAAATTACATAATTGCTCCCATACACAAGTCGAAAACAACTCTTTGGAGTCAAAATCTATTGGCGATGGTCCTATAAACTTAAAATTCTTATTTGATTTTTCATATTGCTTCATTATTTTTATTATATCAACACTAGACAACCAAGTATTTGGTTTTGTAGACCATCTTTCAGGAGAGAAAGGTTTAAATATTTCTTTTACTAACAATTCACTATTATTAACTTTATTTAATGGAGTATTTTTTAACCAACATAATTCATCGTAACATTGTTTGTCTAATTTGTTTTTAAAATATTCCCATATTTCTTTGCTATTATTTGTCACTATTTTGTCACTATTATTTGCGTTCCATACATTTTTAAATAATTGTAAATTGCTCCTTGAATAGCAAGTAAAATCTTTTAACTCTTGGTCTATATTTTTGCTTTGATATGGAGAACATTTTAGTTTATTAAATTGTTTATTAAATTGTTTATTATATTTACGAGTTGTTCTTTGTTTATGTCTATGTCTATGTAAACGCATTTTAAATGGTGATTTTTTTGTTTTTGTAAAATTTTTATATATGTTATTTTTAACATTAATCATAATAATTAAAGTTTTGCTAATTAATATATAATTATAAAAAAATTATTCCCTTTTTTGTGGAAGTATTTTTTTATTATATTTATTTGATTTTCTGACAACAAACAAATCTAAATTTTGTATTTTTTTTGAAGTTTCATTTTGTGGACACATACAATTAATAGTTTCAGCAGTTATATTAAAATCACCGACGCTTTGATTATTTACACTACTATTTGAGTATTCTTTTAGTTCATCTTTTATCATATTTTTCATTTTTTTTTCTTTTAAATGTAGTATTAGGTTTAAAACATATAATAAATAATACATTTTGTATTTTTCATTTATGTTAGTATTAGTGTTAGTATTAGTATTGTTATTAGCATCACTATGTGTAGCCAATAGTTTTTCTAAAGTAGAAGTATTATATTTTAAAATTTGCTCTTTATATAAATTAATGTTGTCTTCTAAATTATCAAAGATTTCTTTTAATAAACTATTATTGCTCAATAAATTTTCTAATTTATTTGTTTTAGCATATTGAACTTGGTTTGTTAAATATAACAAATCTATATTATTTATAAATGATTCAATTGGTTTCACTTCTTTCGCTTCTTTAACTTCTTTAACTTCTTTAACTTCTTTAACTTCTTTAACTTCTTTAACTTCTTTAGGTTCTTTGGGTT